TATCTGAATTTGATGAGAAGCAAGTATCAATCGAGTTGCTCATCCTTAAAGGTCGCCAATTAGGGGTCACGTCTTGGACGGCTACGAAGTTCATCCGACGTATGCTTTTTCTTCCTCATACTCAAGCTATTATGGCCTCTGTTAAAGCCTCATCATCTCAATTGATTGGAAGAATACTTGACACTGAATACAACAAATGTCCCTTCTGGCTTGTGCCATTAAAAACCCCAAGAAACTCGTTTGCCAACGGTTCAATCCTCTCAATTCAGTCTGGTATGCAAGCTACAGGACTTGCACAAGGTTGGACGCCAACCTGTGTGCATGTGTCTGAAATTGCTGATCTTAGCGATGCAAAGAAGACTATTGAGGAGGGCTTGTTTCGTGCAACCCACTCATCTAAGAACTTGTTTATGGTGTTAGAGGGAACTGGTGGGGGTAGCACGGGTTGGCTTGCTGACACATGGAGATCGGCAAAGGAGGATTGGCCGAAAGGATTATCTAGATTATGTCCTGTCTTTGTTCCATGGCCAATGTGCCCTGAAATTTACCCTGAGAGGGATTGGTTAAGGAAGTTCCCTGTAGAGAATAGCTGGAGACCGCACGAGACAACACGTAAGCACGTAGCGCGATGTGAGTCTTATATCCGCAATACTCCATATCTTGCCAAGATCGCTGGAGCCAACTGGCGTATGCCAATTGAGCAACAGTGGTTCTGGCAGTTCAACTACGACACAGCTTGCAAGAATCACACACAGAAAACGTGGGCGGCTCAAATGCCTGCCGACGATTTTGAGTCTCTCACGGGTGTACATGACTCTGTGTTTGATCCTGAAGTGATGCAGGAGGTTGAGGAGTACGTCTACGAGATAAAGACGGAACCAGAAACAGGACTAGATGTTAAGACGAGACGTGTTCCGATTCAAGCGTACATCATTCAGGGTGAGTCGATTGATGAGGACTTTATCATTGATGATAGTGATCCACGCATTGACTGGTCCAAGCCGGTTATCCAAGTGTCATGGAAGAATCACCGTGGAACGGTATACGAGTGGGAGATGATTCCCGCTCTTCCGTTTGACGAGGAAAAGGAAATCAACACGTTTGGATTGTTGTTGGTCTATGAAGAGCCTAAAGCTGGTTACGATTACAGTTGCGGGGTGGATACGGCGTCAGGACTTGGAGACGAGGATGAGGACCGAACTGTTATATCGATGGAGAGAAACAGGTTTGGGTCCGACTTCGATTATCAGGTGGCAGAATTTACATCGAATGCGGTGAACAGTGCGCAAGCCGTAGGATTTGCGGCGTGTACGGCGGCTTATTACGGCGAGAGGACCAAAGATCACCGGGGAGTAAAATTTGCTATTGAGCAGATCACAAGACCGGGAGATACGTGCCAGAACCAGTTGAAGATGATGGGTTTCAACCATCACCATAAACCTCGTAGGTACGACTCAAAGAAGGTCAAGGACGACACCAGCAAGAAAGAGGGCTGGTATTCGTCTGGGTGGTCTGTTCCTATCCTGATGACCCGCTTTATTCAGGCGGTGAATGACGGGTGGTATAGGCCAGCGTCGAAGTGGTTGATTGAGGAGCTAAGGACTCTAGAAAGGCACGTAGCGAGTGGTGGCAAGGAAAAGATGGAGCACAGGGAAGGACAGCACGATGACCGGGTGAGAGCGGCAGCACAAGGATACTTTACCGTCCATGACCTTGACAACCTTGCGGAACGTGCTCAGAAAAGATACGCTTTACCTGCAAGGAAGAAAGCAGTAAAATCAGGCAGATGTACCACGAATGAAATTTCAATTGGTGGAGACGAATAACCGGGAGGGGAAATGGATAGACGATCATTCTTTAAGTTTTTAGGTATAGGAGCGGTAGCGGCTGCGGTTGCTCCGAAGATTTTGGCAGAACAAACTCCAGAAGTTTATCCAGAAGCAAGCGCACCAATAACTTTTGAAATGCTACAGAGAGCCTATGGGGAAACTCTTAGGTTTCCACGAGGAAATCACGGACTAACAGTTTACGAAGAACCGCTCGCTGGATATGATTACAGTATAGGAGTGGACGTTGGGAGCGGATTCGGATATTCTCCAACATGTGTCTCGGTTATGCGCAAAGGAAACGAGTCAGAACCGGATATACAAGTAGCGGAACTCGTTTCTAACCGTCTAAATCCATCTCAGATAGCCCCAATAGTTGCGTCTATCGCTTGGAGATACGGAGAGAAATGTAAAGACCATAGAGGTCCAATGTTGGTTATCGAACAGATCAGTTCTCCGGGAGATTTATGCCAAAATCAATTAAAGATCATGGGATTCACTAGGTTTTATTCAATGAAAAAATATACTCCGATGAAAACGAAAACGGTTAAGGATGGCTGGTACTCGACTACGTGGAGTCTTCCTGTTCTTATGAGTAGATTCGAGGGCGCTGTCAAGGATGGCTGGTACAAGCCTAAGTCTGATCGGCTTAAATTTGGAATTGGAAATCCAGAAACAACCATAAGGAACGATTCTATTGTGCGATCAGCAGCGCAATCGTATATCGGTTTGAACGGTACAAACGAGGTAAAAAATGGCTAACGCACAAATGAGAACGAAGATCGTCTACTACTGTGAACGTAAGACGGGAGAGATCCTCATGGGACTCCCTGAGTGTTTTGCAGCCCCACCGGGATACGAGAAGATTGTATGCAACACAGCGCACGAGGCAGAGCGGTGGTCTGCGTTGATGCGGAAGTGGGATGAAGTAAAGCATCAGGTGATTCAAGAGAAGCGTGAGCAGATCGAGGGTCCAATGCGTAAGCATCTACGCGAAGAGATGCTTCACGGAATGGCAAATGCTAGGAATACCATTAACCGTGAGTTCCTACGGCGTCACATGGAAAATCAGGAAAAGAAACAGAAGCCATGGGAATACAAGAGAAAGAGTTTCCTTGGCGCGGAAGGATTCGAGAATGTCGCAAAGTAGGATTACCCCAGTGAAGTTCATCGGCAGGGCTTATGTGTCAGCGTCAACTCTAGATAGCAACCCAGACGTTTGGGTGTGCATCGACTCTGAGGATATTAAAGGAATTGTATTGATGTTTTTTTCCAAGGATACTATTGAAAACGCTCAAGCTGCGGCAGACGCTTTGAATATTTGGGCTGGCAAGGATGCAGCAGAGTTAGACCCGAATGGACCATGTGGAGCGTTGGTGAATTAAAGCGTAGACATGTAAGCATTTTGCGTTATAATGCGCTAGGACTATTTTTACACAAGATCGACAGGGAATCGATCTTGTACCGGGAGGGAATGGAAATGATCTGTGCCTATCGTAACGGATGGTTCGTCTTCGCGTAATGCATTATTAGAGAACGTGTCGTGGCAATCTCCGCCTTTTTCCGCTCCTCCTGATCGTATTGTCAGTTGGGTTGAGGATCAAGTCTCGGAGGGTGAAGGTTTTCTCCAAAACCAAACATGCTACCAGAATCTCGGTAGCAATATGCGTATATTTGACGGCATATTTAAGGATAAATCTAAATCAACGCTTGTCACAAATCGCTTAAAATACAACATTAGAAAATTCTGTGAAACGCTGGCTGAGGTTAGAGAGATTGCCGGTTTCGGATCGGACATACCTGCCTACAAACAGTTTGCAGAGATGCTTACAAAGGTTTCAAAGTGTGTCTATCTAGAGTCCGATTTTCCATTCCAAATGCTGAAAGTTTTGCAGTATGCCTCCGTCATGGGGATAGGATACTTGTGGCCTAAAGTTCGGGCTACAGAGTACGGATATGGCGAGAGAAAGCTAATGTTCGATGCGCTAGGACTCTTGGATGTGGTTCCTGTCCAGATGTCAAATAGCCACGACATTCAAGACTGCTACGCGGTGACGGTGTACAACTATATGCCTATCGCAGAGGCGCATGGTAGGTTTCCTTTATTCCAACACCTATTGCAGACGGTTGGGCCTCGTAACTATAAAACTCAGTTGCAGGCAAAGAGGATTGATTGGGCTGAGAAGTATAGATATGGAGATCAAGGACGCAGTTTTGGAAACCTATATACCGAGATTCGTTATACGTTTGTTAGGGATTTGAGAATCAACAACACAGGTTTTGAGTTGCCAATGGGAGACTTGGGAACGACGTGGTTTTACAAAGTTCCCTATGTCGGACAGGATATATTTGGAGGAATCAGGAATGGTCAGCCTTTCATGCGTCCTGCTCAAGTGGAGGATTGCCGGGTGTACCCTAACCTGCGGCTCATCATTACATCTTCAGGACTCAACCGCCCGATGTATGACGGTCCTGCCTTCGATTGGGATAGTAATATACCGATTATCCAGTACACGGTAGATGATTGGGCATGGGAGCCTCTAGGACGGTCCTTGGTTGGCGATGTGGCCTCAATAGAAATGACTAAGAGAAAGCTGGAACGTCAACTAGATCAGGTAGTTACAGCAAGTTTGAATCCTCCGATGGGATACAATATTGACGAGAATTCAGGGGCAAAGGTGGAGCATTTCGACATCTTTGAACCTGATGTTCGCATGGGACTGGCAGGTGGTGAACCACAGAAGATGCTTCAGTCTCTACTCCCTGACTCGGTAAGGGCAGATACGGTTCACTTCACGATGCTGAAGTATCTGGACGAGTGTGAACAGATGCAGCTTGGACTCACGGATCTAGGCAACCTTCAGAATATGAAGATGAACATTGCCAACGAGACGGCAGACAAGATGCTGGAGGGTATTGGTCCTATCGGAAAGGGTATCGCGGCTAGGATTGAAAAGGGAAACAAGAGGGTAGGAGAACGCATGAAGTTCTTAATCCCTCAGTGGTTCAACGTAAAACGGATTATGGAGTATGTAGGACCGGATGGGATGGCACGGGAGACATTCGACTACGATCCTGACTCTCTAGTTCCCAGTCACATGCCCGATGAGATGATAAAAGGGAATTTCCCGGATACGGAATCTAAGTACGATCAGTTGACACGCGCACGCTGGTTTGCGCGGCAGATCAGGCTCACATCTGTTCCTAGCACATTGTTGAAGATCACTCAGATGCAACAACAGATGCAAGCGTTGCAACTGAAGCGATCCGGGGCTCCAATCTCATGGCAAACGTGCTTTGAACGTATGGATTTTCCTGACCCTAAGGGAGAGATTCAAAAGAGTTTCAAGGAAGAAGTTGAACTCCAAAAAATGAAGATTTTGGCTCAAATCGAAGTAATGAAGATCATGAAAGAGCTAGGAATTGATCCGTCTCAATTGCCGGGTGGAGAGGATCAAGGTAAGGGTGGTAAAGGTGGTGGAGGCGGAGGTAAAGGGGCGGGTGGACAACATGCAGGTGGGCGTCCCCCGAGCGGACAAAAACCACCACGATTGGCTTCTAAGGGTTCCCAAGGTGGTGATCCAAGAACGGTAGTCAAGGAGAGTTGATGAAGGTTTACATATACGTTCTGAAGCACCCGGAGACGCTTGAGATTCGCTATGTCGGATTGACTCGGTTTCCTGTGAAGCGACTTAATAATGAGATCAACTATCCGCATACTAAATATCTGAAAAACTGGGTAAACAGTCTAAAATCGGCAGGATTAAAGCCTTTGATGGAGGTTATCGAAGAGTCAGAGGAAGGTAAACTTTGTGATACTGCTGAACGTAAATGGATCTCCGAAATGAAATCTCGTGGGTGCAGACTTATTAACTACACGAATGGCGGTGAGCGTGGATATAAATGCTCTGATGAGTACCGTATAGCTGTTAGCGAAGGGCAAAAAGGTAAAGTTTTAGGACCAATGTCAAAAGAACACAAAGCTAAAATCTCGAAAGCGAATAAAGGAAAGAAGAAGCCGGGAAACGCTGCGAGGATTATAGCTCTTAACAAATCTAGGGAAGGGATACCTCTAAAAGATGAAACTAAAGCTAAATTGCGAGAAATAGGGAAGAGAAATATGGTTGGGGAAAGACTGGAAAAGTTGATGGATGGTGGAAGGCGTAGAGTACATGCTTCAAAATTTACAGATCAACAAAAAGGAGAGATAAAATATCTTCTTACCGATGGGTACTCACATAAGGTAATCTCTGACCGATATGGACTGACAATAGGCACGCTATCCTGCATAAAAAGAGGAGAAATATGGATAAACGTCACCCCAACCACTACCGCTTTTCCTTTGCCTGAATATAAGAAAATCCAACTATTCAGGAACGAAAAAGGCCAATACAAACGGGCAGCATAACATTGTTAGTTTCAACAAAACAAATAAGTTAAGGAGAGCAAATGGTTGTTAGAAGCAAAGCACAACGGGACTACCTTTTAACAGAATCTAGTATCGATTTACCTGCCAGCGTTAGTGAGGTGGACGATTTATTGAGAGCGACCAAGACGAGTGGAAAAATGGTGGTTTTATACAATGGAGGATGTGTCCAAGGTATAAACATCGAGCAAAAGACGAAAATGAAAGAGTCTGATTCTGTGAAAATCAGGCCAATGCTGGATATTGATGATAAAGTTATCTGATTTTTTATATCATCAATTTTCCACTTGACAAGATGGAAGTGTTTGCTGTAAATTCAGAAGAACGTAAAGATTTAGCGCGTGCCCTCCTAATTGAGTTTGTTTTCAACGGGAATAAGCGGCGGCTAGAGCGAAACCGGCTCTAGTCGCCGATTTTGTTTGTGGTCAACCCAAACAACCCGAAAAGGAGAACACCATGAAGCGTCATTCCACCAAGATCAAGGTCGCCGCAGTTAAGGCAACTCACCTGAAGAAACGTGCAGCCAAGAAAGCTCGCGGTAAGGTAGCCAAGGCAAAGCGCACCGCTATCAAGGCGTAATAACTCGTAGCCAACCAATAAGGGGAGTATCTATAAATGGCTACATCAGGTATGCCTACACCGGATCAGGGAGGATCGCCGCAAGCGGGTGGACCTCCCCCTCCCCCACCTCAAGGGGGAGATCAAGGACAGCAAGGACCACCATCTCAGGGTCCAGCGAATCAACTCCAACAACTGTTAGGTAAATGGTCTGTTACCGCCAAGCAAATGGGGGCGTCCGATCCTCGTCTTGCTGAGGGTGCAGAACTAGTGAGTCAGGGAATTCAGAAGATGCAGACGGCGTTAGTCACACCGCCTCAACCAACACCAGTCAGTCAACAACCAAGCTATTAACAACGACGTTCCGGGAGAATGTGAATTATGCCAGCACCTAGTCTAGCAGAAGTATTGAAATCGTCTGGTTGGACACAGGAGCAGATTGATGCTCTTGACGCAAAGGCTCAGAGTGGCCTTACGAATTACGTGTCGAATGTGTACCAAACCGCAGAGCAGAAGCAGCAGGAAGCAGCGACATTAGCAGCGAAAGCTGAAGCAGATCGAAAGATTGCTGTTGAGTCATCGGAAGCCGCAAGAGTCGCACAGGAAAAAGCGGAATTAGAATCTCGCAGCACAAAAGAGTTTTGGGACAACACTTATAGTCCCGGCGTTGCAGCATGGGAAACAGAAAGACAAAAACTCCTACAAGACAAGATTAACGCCGATGCGCATTCAGCATTTTTGAAAGCGCAGAATGACGGCGCAAAGGCAGCAGGATTCATTCCAGCCGATGCACCAGCTTACACTCCTACCACAACAACTACCACGACAACTAATGGAACGCGGGATGGACAAGGACGCTTTGTGGCTGGTCAACAGGGTGGAACACCGGGTAGCCCAACATTCACGGTGGATGATGTTAGGTCTGGTTTCGGAACGATGTTGGGAACGATTCCTGATATTCAGTGGCGTCATCAGGCTCTCTATGGCAAGCCAATGCCTATAGCTCCTACCGAGCTTGTTAAGCAGGCTGAGGCGTTGAAGTTGAGTCCCGGCGAGTACGCGGCTAGGACATTCAAGTTTTCCGAGCGACAGCAGGAATTGGATAATCAGGCGAAGGAAGCCGAGAAGCAGAAGATTATTGAAGAGGCTCAGGCTCCCATGAAAGCGCAGATTGAAGCCGAGAAAGCTGCTGCTGCGAAGGCTGTTGCGGACAACGATAAGAAGTGGGCTGAGAAGATTGGCAACAATCCAGACGTTAGGATTGCACAGCCATCAAGGTTTGCAGATGTAACTCGTGCGGTGAAGGCGGGAGAACGGCCTGATCCGACCAAGATGAACGAAGCAGCACGTCGGAAGGCAACTCATCAGGCGATTATGTCTGAGATTTCGGAAGCTCATCAGGTAGCGTAACAAAGTTCGTGTTGTGAAAAATTGAAGTGCAGCTTAATAAGCTGAAAGGAAAATTACCATGGCCGTTCAGGACCCGCTCTTTTCAGAAATAGACGCTTCTACACTCGAAAGCGTCCGCAAAAATGTGGTCTTCAATAATCTTTTCTTAGACACTCCGTTTCAGGCCAAACTTCGTGTAGCGGGTGTTTGGGATGAGTTCTTGGGCGGCTCTGGCATGGTGGAAGGAATCCTGTACGGAACCACTCAGGGCGGTGCGGTTAACCCCGGACAGTCTGTGACGATGACACGTCAACAGATCAACACAGCCTTGAAGTTCTATCCTCGTTACTATGTCACCTATTTTCCAATGGACGATGTGGAAATGGATGATGGTTCGGGGACGGGTGGTGTCATCAACAGTGGCGAAGCTAGGATTGTGAACGAGTACGAGTTGTATTTGGAAGTGATGACTCGGACTCTCAACACATATATTGAGATGAGTTCCTTCCGTCACGGCCAAGCCAACACAACATCGACCAACGCCAACGGCACAGTCAATGATAACCGTCAAAAGGGCATCAACGGTTTGGATGAAGCCCTGAATAACGGTATTGATTCGTCGCTGTATGGCAACATCTACAAGTATTACGGCAATCAGGTCCGCAACGGTAACGTGGGTATGGCGATCAATACCACGCCTCTTTACCTTGGAACATCCACTGGCGGCACAGGACAAATCGACTTCAACGCTTTGATTAAGCTGAAGTCGCAGTGCGAAGTGACAGGCGGCAAGCCAACTCTCGGTATCACAAACGTCTTTGGATACGCAGCCATCGCAACCGCTCTGAATGCTCAAGTTCGTTACGTGAACGACACGAAGCATGACATCGAGTGGACCGGCATCAACTTTGACGGTGTGGACATCTACAAGGATGCGCTGGCACCATCGGCACAGGCTTCCAACTACATCTCGCTTGCTCCGAATAACGGTCCTAGCGGTAACACATCTCTCTCTGACGGTTTGGGATCGAGCACACAGACGATTGCTTTCCAGACGCCTCAGTTTACCAACCCGGTTACAGGTGCAAACGTTGCGGTATCGCCTACCGGCTCTGGTCTGCCATCGTCTACCACGATTCAGCCCTCTGAAGCGATTTACTTCTTGGAGCCTGAGAGCTTCAAGATTCGTGAGACGAACAAGAGTGGCTGGAAGCATGGTATCCGCAAGGCTCCACTGCCGAACAACGTGAGCATCGACGCGATCTTTATGAGGCTGTCAACGAACCTATATTGCTGTCAGCCTCGGCATAATTCATACGCGTTTGGTTTCAGTTCCTAACCACTTGAGAACGCAACAAGGTAGTCAACAAGAAATTGAAGTCAAGGAGATTTAAGTCATGCCATTACTCCAAGTTCTACCCACATTTACAGCGTGGAATAACATGAACAACGCCTCGCCTACGGGCATGACGGACCCCCAGACAGGACAGCCGTATTATGCTGGTGGCTTGAACCTTGGCGACTACTTTGACGCTACGGAGCAGGAAGCAAACACTGCGTCGTATCTGACCAACGGCCTGTTGCACGCTGGACGGTATCGGATGGTGCAGGTTTCGGCAAACGCTACTGCTGCCAACGTGAAAGCTGGCACTGTTGGTTATATCCAACCGGGAACGTTTGTTCAGAACGTTTTACAGTTGGTAGCCGGTTCTGGTATGACAGTGGGAACGTACACCACAACCACGACTGGTGGTGGTGCTACAACTCAGGCAACGATTCAAGTGACCGTATTGACCGCAACCACAGTGTCTATCACGGTTTTGACTCCGGGTGTTGGATTCACTTCACTTCCAACAGTTACTGCCCCTTCTACTGGCGGAACACCTCCGACGTTTGTTGTTGAAATGGGTTACAGCGTAAACATGGTCACCAGCGCAGATATTGCCACCAACCTAGTTCGCCCTGTTGTGTTCTTGAACTCGATCACGCCGGGTAACTACGGATTTGTGCAGGAACTTGGAATCGCTACCGTGTTGTCAACTCTGGGAGCTTTTGCTCAAGTTGTTAACCAATTTGCCCTAGCTACATCTACAACCCCTATAGGGCTAATGATTGGTTCTAGTGCTACTTTCACTAACACTGCAATCGGTTATGTTCTTGACCCTGTAACAACTGGAGCGACGGTAAATACGCCGTTCAAGGTTCTACTCAACGGTCCAGTAGTCCAAGACTAATCATTTAGGGGCGGTGAAATATCCGCCCCGCAAGTTTGAAATACGCAGTAAGGAGCAACCATGCAACTCACGTATCTCAAGGGCTACCCGGACTTCGTTGGCATCAGGCAGACATTCGTTGGATTTGGAAACGGCCCTGCTTCGTATGTTAAAGGTGGCGATCCGGTTGCACTACCACGGTTCAACTCATACATCGACGCAATCGCAGGTAATGCTTTCAGCGCCAGCGGAAACTATCAAGTAGTTGGTATTCCAGCGGCAATTGGACCTCGGCAAGTGTGGAAAGCAAAGTGGCTGTATGCTGGTGGACAGATTGGTGTAGACGGTTTATCGCAGAACGTTGCTGGTTCTGGTATGACTCCCGGATTAGTTACTCCTCTCACATTCAGCGCAGGAAACGCTACTGGAACATTCACGGTTCTGACAGCGACGACAGGTTTTATCACAATAACATCTTCGGGCTCTGGATACGTCGCTCCTCCTGCAACGGTAACAACAACCGGAACAGGCGGAACACCACCAACATTTAACAACCTCACGATTGGATTAGCAAACGGAGCGGAGGTTGCAGCAACAACCAACCTATCAGCAGAGACTATTCAACTATGCGGCTTCTGCGGTGAGTTTTAACGAAGGAATTTAACAAGAGGTCTTTTTCTCCCGGAAGAGACAAACTGAGATGCCCTGACGGGGAACAACTGTCGGGGCATTTTTGTAAAAGGAGCAGGAAAATGGCAAAGAAAAAGGACACGAAATGGATGGAGGACGGGGATGATGCACATTTCCCTGATAACCCGGCTGTACCGAAGCGTGGAAGGCGGAAGGTAGGGGCAAAGTCTGCGCCGAAGATGAAGGCGAAGAGGACCGGAAAGAAAAGGTCTAGCAAAAAGATTGCGTTGGGTAAGTAGGGGGAGGGGACATGGCAAAGGCAGACACGAGCACAAACTCTCTAGAGGTTGACACTGAAGCCCGTAAGGTAAACAAGAACAGGCATCACAAGCGGGTATCGTTGATGGGCACGGCGGGGAGTATCCCGAAGATCAAGCCCAAGAAGTCAACGCGGAAGACGGCACCAACAAAGGCAATAGTACGGTAGTAAAAATTCAGGACAAGGAGAAATGAGATGGCAAAGAAACTGAAGGGTGGAGATGACATGCGTTGGGCGCACGATGCCAAGAGCGCACGGTTTGTTACTGAAGGTGGAGAGCACAAGAAGGGCAAGAAAAAGGTTGCATCGACAGGTAAGACGAAGCACATGAAGCACGTTGGAGTGCATCGCGCAAAG